AGAAATATTCAAATGTCTTAACTGAGTGAGGATTTTCACAAGCAGCTAAAATAGATAAACGTGATTGAACTGGAACTTCTTTAAAGTTCTTACTTAGGAAAAATTCTCTCATTCTTTGAACGAGTTCATGGTAGGTTTGTGTGTTTTTCATATTACTTTTTATTTATTAGACAAAAAAAAATCCCTCTATTGAGGGATTTACATTTTTACTTATTTTGAGTCTTCTTTCTCATTACGTATACATATACTAAATCTTTCTAAAAGTTTGGCCCTATGAAAAAATTTTTTTATCTTAAAAGAAAAAATGACAAAGCAAAAATTTGACAAGCCCCGCCGACTTATTAAGCCTGAGGATGGTACAATTGCCTATTCATGGGAAGGTAAACTTCATAATTGGGATGGTCCCGCTCTTATCCCTGAAGGTAACATGAGAAAACGAGAATATTATCTCCATGGTATCCAATATACTGAAGATCAATGGAATGAAATTAAACGAGAGCGTCAAGGTTTGCCTTGGTTTAAGAACCCTGCATATAAGGAAAGGAGCTAATATGTATAACATATATGGCTCGTACAGTAGTACTTTTAAGTTGTGTAGCTCAAAAATTAAGCAAACCTGCTGAGGCTAAAGACTTATACCAATCTGATCTATTTAAAAAAAGTTTAAGTTATGGTGAAAGTCTTAAACCTAATTCTATGTTTATTTTGTCTGCTAAGCATCATTTATTACCTTTAAATAAAGTTATAGATCCTTATAATAAAACTCTAAAAGATATGGATGCTAATTCAAGAAAAGAATGGGCAGACACAGTAATATCTCAATTGCAAAATAAGGGATATGATTTAGATAAAGATAATTTTGTAATATTAGCTGGTAGTACTTATAGTAAAGATTTGATTCCCCATATGAAAAATTATGAATTACCTCTAAAAGGTAAAAGAATAGGTGAACAAAAATCTTGGCTTAAAAAACAACTTGAAAAACTTAAAGAAACTGTAATAAAATTAACCCACTTACTTTATGAAGCTATCAAAGGAAAATCTTCCAGATTTAATTGAATCTTATCTTCAGGATATTGAAGATTTTGGTGATGAAACCATCTATACCCCAGAATACACATTAGTGTGTGAATCTATTCTTAAAGATACTAAGAAATTAATTTTGGAATCTAAGAATTTTTCATTATCTTTACTAAGAGAAAATGTTAAAAATGGTACTCGTCTTCAAAAAGAAGTAATGGAAGATTTTATTTTATATATTAAAAGTTTTGATTAAAAATGAAAATAGGGTTTTGTGGAACAATGAGTGTAGGAAAAACTACACTGGTTAATGCTTTAAAAAATATACCTGAATTTAAGGATTATCATTTTGCTACTGAACGTAGTAAATATCTTAATTCATTAGGTATTCCTTTAAATACTGATTCTACACTTAAAGGTCAAAATATATTTTTGGCTGAACGTTGTGCTGAATTAATGAATGAAGATCTTATAACAGATAGAACTGTAGTTGATGTAATGGCATTTACTAAACTTGCTAAATCTATTAGTTATATTGATGGTGATGCTTTTGAAGAATATGCTAAACGTTTTATTAGAGAATATGATTATATTTTCTATATTTCTCCTGAAGGAATAGCTATTGAAGACAATGGGGTTAGAGAAACAGATGAAAAATATAGGAATGAAATTGATTTAACTATTAGACAGTTACTAAATAGATACAAACCTTGGCATCATGTTCTTACAGGTTCAACTGAAGAACGTGTAAAACAAGTACTAAAAGTTTGTTTTGATATTTATTAATGTATGAAAAATCAACTTTTATTAACAGTTTTACTAACCAGTTTATTTTGGGTTTTAGGTTGTTACATGTTTATAGACCTAACTAGACCTAAATGTATTGATTGTGAAGCTTTAATAAAAGAAAATAATCAAAAATATCAAAACGAACTTAATTCTCTCCAGTTATTAACTGATAGTTTAAATCAAGAAGTAACTATAGCTAATTCTAAAACAGATAGCCTCAGAACTTCAATTTTAATTCGTAATAGAGAATTAAACAAATTAAGAAAAAAATACAATGAAACAGTTGCTACTATTGACAGCATGTCTAATGATGAGCTTGCTAAGTTTCTCACAGACAGATATAAATAAAGATTCTTTAATTTGTGTACCACGAAACGTTTTAGTTGAAGTTGTAACTGAATTAAGTTTGTGTGATCTGTGTAAAGAAGAAGTAGAATCTCTTAAACAAGATACTACTGAACTTAATGAAATTATTTTTTATAGAGATTATATCATCTCAAGAAGAGATGAAGAAATAAAAGCTTATCAGTCTACTTTAGACAGTTGTAACATGTCTAGAGCTAGTTTTGAAGCCCAAAATAAAGTTCTAAATTCTAAATTAGAAGACGCCCAAGATAAAATAACATCTTATAGAAGAGCAATAGGAGCTTTATCATTATTTGCTGTTGGTTTATTTGTATTAGAAATATACCCTAAATAAATGAGTGACTTAAAACAGATTATACGAGAAGAATATCTAAAATGCGCACAAGACCCAGCACATTTTATGAAAAAATATTGTATGATTCAACACCCTCAAAGAGGCAGAGTTAACTTTCATTTATATCCTTTCCAAGAAAAAGTTTTACACTTAGTTAGGGATAATAATTACACGATTATTAATAAATCCCGCCAGTTAGGTATATCAACCTTAACTGCGGGATATTCTCTTTGGTTAATGATCTTCCATAAAGATAAAAACGTACTTTGTATCGCTACCAAGCAAGATACAGCCAAGAATATGGTTACTAAAGTACGTTTTATGTATGATAATCTACCTAGTTGGCTTAAAGTAAATTCCATTGAAAATAACAGATTATCACTGAGATTAGAAAATGGATCACAAATTAAAGCAGTAGCAGCATCAGGTGATGCTGGTAGATCTGAAGCAGTATCTCTCCTATTAATAGATGAGGCGGCTTTCATTGAACAAATTGATGAAATTTGGGCTTCAGCACAACAAACCCTAGCCACAGGTGGTGGATGTATCGCTTTATCTACTCCTTATGGTACTGGAAACTGGTTTCATAGAACTTGGACTCGAGCAGAGGCTAATGAGAATGAATTTTTACCTATAAGATTACCTTGGTTTGTTCATCCTGAGCGTGATCAATCTTGGAGAGATAAACAAGATGAACTATTAGGTAATCCAAGATTAGCAGCCCAAGAATGTGACTGTGACTTTAATACCTCAGGAGATATTGTATTCTACCCAGAATATTTAGAATTTATTGAACAAACAACTGTTAAAGACCCTGTTGAAAAGAGAGGTGTAGATAAAAATTTGTGGATTTGGGAACCAGTAGACTATTCAAGATCTTATATGATCACAGCTGACGTAGCTAGGGGTGATGGTAAAGACTATTCTGCTTTTCATATTTTTGATATTGAATCAAATATACAAGTTGGAGAATATAGAGGACAAATTGGTACTAAAGAATTTGGTCATCTTTTAGTAGGCATAGCTACTGAGTATAATAATGCTTTGTTAGTTATAGAAAATGCTAACATAGGTTGGTCTACAATTCAAGTTGTTATGGAACGAGAATATAGAAATTTATATTATTCCCCTAAAACTCAAGAAGTAACAGCTGAAACCTATATGAGAAATTATGAGAATAACCAATCTCAAACTCCTGGTTTCACTATGTCTATGAGAACTCGACCTATGGTTATTGGTAAATTTCAAGAATATGTCTCTGATAAAAGTGTGACTGTTCAATCTAAACGACTTCTCCAAGAAATGAGAACTTTTGTTTGGAAAAATGGTAGAGCGGAAGCCCAATCTGGTTATAATGATGATTTGATAATGAGTTTTGGAATTGGTTTATATGTTAGAGATACCGCTCTTAAGTTTAGACAACATGGCTTAGATATAGCTAAAGCTGCGTTAGGAGCCATATCTAAAACCCAAACCCCATTCCAGGGAGCTTATTTCTCTTCAGGACATGATAATCCTTATTCAATGCCTAATGGAGTTGGAGGAAATGAGGATTTTAGGTGGCTTCTTTAAATATTTATTCATATATTAATATACAATGGCTGATATAAGCGTATTTACAAGACTAAAAAGATTATTTTCTACTGATGTTATTATTCGTAATACTGGTGGAGATACTTTAAAAGTCCTTGACTTCAACCAAACCCAAGTAGCTGGTCAAGTCAACACTAACTCATTATATGATAGATATACTCGTCTTCATACTACTAATGCTTCCCCTATCTATAACCCAGGTTTAAACTACCAAACTCTTAGGGTTCAGTTATATTCTGATTATGAAGCTATGGATACAGATGCTATTATAGCTTCAGCTCTTGATATATTAGCAGACGAGTGTAGTCTTAAAAATGAAATGGGTGAGGTGCTCACTATTAAAAGTAGTGATGAAAAAGTTCAAAGGATATTATATAATTTATTCTATGATGTTTTAAACATTGAGTTTAATCTATGGATGTGGACTCGTCAGATGTGTAAGTATGGTGACTTTTTCCTTAAATTAGAAATAGCTGAAAAATTTGGAGTTTATAATGTTATTCCCTATACAGCTTATAATATTATTAGAGAAGAAGGATTTGACAAAAATAATAGAGACAAAGTCCAATTTAAATTTGACCCCGATGGTTTAAGTGGAGGTGGAACATTTGGTGGATATTATGGAGGTTTAGTATCACCTAATAGTTCAACATCAGCAGGTCCAAACATGATTATTTTTGATAATTATGAAATGGCCCATTTTAGATTAATATCTGATGTTAGTTTCTTACCTTACGGTAGAAGTTATATTGAACCAGCCCGTAAGTTATTTAAACAATATACACTTATGGAAGATGCTATGTTAGTTCATAGAATTGTAAGAGCACCTGAAAAGCGTATATTCTATATTAACATAGGTAATATTAATCCTGCTGAGGTAGATGGGTTTATGCAAAAGACCATCTCTAAAATGAAACGTACCCCATATGTTGATCAACAAACTGGGGATTATAATTTAAAATTCAACATGCAAAACATGCTTGAAGATTTCTTTATACCTGTAAGAGGAGGTGATTCTAACACTAAAATTGATACATTACAAGGATTACAATATGATGGTATTACTGATGTTGTTTATTTAAGAGATAAATTATTTGCTGCTCTTAAAGTTCCTAAAGCTTTTATGGGTTATGAT